ACAAAATCCTCGGGCTTCGAGGCCGACTCGCCCTTGCCGCGCAGACGGTTGGCGATCGTGGCCGCGATGATGCCCGCCCGGTAGTCGTCCCGCTCGGCGCCGATGGGATCGAGGCGGTCAAGAGCCATCCACTCGGCCAGCTCGCGGGCATCCAGCTCGGCCAGCAGCTGGCGGACCGTCTTGCCCAGCCGCAGCGCTAGCTTGAAGCAGAAGCGGCGGACGGGCCGCTCGCGGAGTTTTTTGCCAGCTCCTCGACGTCATCAGCCGACAGGCCATTGAGACGAGCGGCCACGTCGTAGACCTTGGCCAGGGCCTTGGCGGACTTCTGGCCCAGCGCCACAGCATCCGTGTCGGTAAAGAGCCGCTGACCTTGCTCATCGACCAGGCACAAGACGGCCAGGCGAGCGCGGAGGTTGGCCAGGTTGACAGAGCGGTCCTTGCCGCGAGCCTGCACGCTGGCGGCCTCGAAGGCATCGCGCTCGGCGGCCGACAGGGTCCGCACCCAAACCGTACCGCCCCACTCAGGAATCAACACTTCCTCGCGCGGCAGATCGGCCGCGGCGAGAATCTGCTCACGGGAAAGCATCACGATCCTTTCACATCGAGTAGGAGTGAGGAGCCAGGAGTGAGGATCGAGCAAGACTAGATCCTCGATCCTCACTCCTGGCTCCTGCTCTACGATCCTTTCACGAAGGGCAGCACCTTGATGCTGGTCGTGGCCGACCAACCCAGATTCATGAAGCCGTTGGCGTCGTTGTAAAGCCCTGGCGGATACGGCCCTAGTAGGGCACTTTTGCCGGCGGCGATGACCTTGGTCTTGTTGGGCAAGGTCTGGCCGTCGATGGTGCCGCCGGTGCCGTAGTTCTCCGTCACGGTCAGGCTGACGCCGCCACCGTTGTTGACAAAGACCAGCTCGTTGCCGGTGTTGGGGAACTTGTCGCTGCCAGCGACATCGACGGCCACCGCAGTAGCGACCAGATCGAGAATGCCGGTGCCGTGGTTTTCGGTCGTAACGGTAAGCGTCGCCATGATTGCGGACTCCTGACCCCTGATCCCTGATTGCTGGCCCCTGACCGCGGATTACGTCCCTTGAACGAACGTGATCTGACCCGTCACCTTGATGGCAACCTCAGCCTCGACCTTGTCATCCATCGGGTTGAGGACCGCTAGCTCCTCGATATGCCCCTGGAAGGCCAGCGTGCTGGCCGTGGAGACGAGGTCAGAGAGGACGACCTTCCAGTAGCGTGTCGTGCCGCTGGACCAGTCCGAGAAAATCGTGTTGTAGTCGGTTTTCTTAAAAAGGATCTTGAAGGTGGCCTGACCGCCGTCACGCATGCCGGCGCGGAACTCGTGGAAGCCGCCCGGCGATTGCAGGTTGGAGTGCTGAATCGTGGTGGCCTTGCTCTTGGGCGGCACCAGATCCGTCACCTGGCCGACGGTGGTATAGCTGTTACCGTCGGTCGAGCGCTGAAAATCACTGCCGTAACCGATGATCGAGACAGACGAGACGGCCATAGCTTTAGCCCTCGGTATCGTTCCAGACCAGGAACTCCATGCTCACGCGATGAATACCCGCCTCATCGGAGTGGACCGGCTGCTCGTAATCGTCGCCGATGTCCTCCAGCAAGGCCCCGCGCACGTCGATGGGCGTGCTGCCCACCTTGCCGGCGAAGCCATTCAGCGCCGCCATCACCGCCAAGCTCATGGCGTCGGCATCGGCGTAGCTGTCGCCGTAGCAATCCACCTGCACACGCCGGCCGGAAAGGGTCGTGGGCCCGGCATAGGTCAGCACGGGCGCCCCGGCAATCCGCCGACAGACGACAAAGGGCCGGTCCACTCCCTGGGGCGCCTTGTTGGGATAAACGCGGACATTGGCGGCGCCGCCGGCGGCGGGATCGGCGGCCAGGGCCGCCACGCCAGCGTCGGCGACCAGCTTGCCGATCACGGCCTTGATACTCACGCGCTGCCTCCGCTTCCCAATCCCTTCCCGATGATCTGCTCAGCCAGGGCCTCCAGGGTCGCCTGATTGTTCGCCAGCGCCGGCCGTAGATGCGGGCGGGCTGCCGCATGGGCCGTGCCCTTCTCCAGCAGATGAGCGATCTTCACCGGATCCTGATACCAGACCTCGCCCTTACGCTTCCCGCGTTTCCGCACGCCGGCGGGATAACGAAAACCGCCGCGGGCGCCGACCAGGCCGACCTGCACCAGGCCAGCCTGGTAGCTCTTGATCTTGCGGCCCAGGGACTTGCGGTAGAGGCCCTTCAAGGTCCCCAGCGGCGCCACGGGGGCTAGCTTCTTGGCATCCTTGAGAACGCGCTTGGTGGCCTCATTGACGTACTTCCGCAAGAGCTTCTTGCGCACCTTGCGCTCGACGCCCTGCAGCTGGTTGAGCGCGTTCTGCAGGCCGACCACCTCGATGGTGTGCGCCATTGCTCACCTAAAAGCGATAATGCCGGTCGCCGTCGTGCCCGTGGCGAAAACCCGCGTCACGCGCAACGGCAGGAAGGTCTTGACCGTGAAGGTTCCGGTCGGGAAAGTAATCGTCTCGCCGCCCTCGGTCGTGACCTTCAAGGCACCATCGACGCTGATCAACAGCGCCGTGGCGGCATTGGCCAGGTCGTTGTTGTCATCGGGCGTCACCAGGGCGGCGTGCTGATAGGGCGCGCCGGGTGTCGCCTGGTAGGACGCAAAGGGCAGGTTGGCCACGGTGGGCATCAGAGCACCTCGGTACAACTCAGCTGCAAGGTTCGGTCGCGCTCGTCCAGGTTCTGGACATCGAGGATGTTGAACACGCGATAGCCGCCCTCGGGGAAATCACTGCTGGCCGCCGCGTTGGGATCGCGGACCAGCAAGCGCATCTTGGTCGACAGCCCCGGGAAAAACCGCAGCGTCACGCGATGCGTCGTGTCCGGCTGGATCTGCGCCCCGATAAACGGCTCCTGACCTTTCTGCGGCTCGATCTGCGCCCAGCGCACAGCGATCGTCTGCCAGTTGACCGGCGGCTTTTCGTTGTAAGCGTTGGCCGGCTCCGGTGCCGTCAGGGCCTGGACCTCGACGCGGCGGCGGAGCTTGCCGGCGCGGATGTAGACGTTCGCCATCGGCTCACTCGTATTCGGCCGGGAAAATACTCATCAGCTCGGCCTGAACAGCCAGCGGCACTTCGCTGAAGCTGCCCTGCTGCACGGCCTCACGGTTCTCGTAGCCGTGGGCCACCAGCTGCTTGATCGCCGTGCGCACCTGCTCGGGCAATCCGGGCTCCACGGTAAAGCCAGCCGAGTGGGCATTGGCGAAGGTCGCGGTGAAGGTCGTCGCAGTCACGGAACTAACGACGATGCGTTCCGCCACGGGCGTTAGCCGGTCGATGTCGAGGATCGTGCCGGCGTAGATGCCGAACAGGCTGGCGGGCGTCACGGTCTGCACGCCGGCGGCAATGGCCAGTGGTACGCTCGTCACCGGGCCATAGCCGGCCACAAAGGACACCTGTACGCTGGCCAGCTGCTGACGAACGATCGGCCAGATATTGCCGTAGCTGGGCGCGATGCGGCCCGGCTCCGTGTCGGTGTCCACATCGTAGGTGCTCGGGTCCACCGTCTGCGTCACACCGCTGCCGTCCACGTAAGTGATCGACGTGACGGCCTGCAAGGGCGGTCGCGTCACGCGGATGGCAGCCCGGTCGGGATACCACTGGCCGGACAACTGCGTGACGGGCAGACGCTGCTGCCAGATGGCATCCGAGTTGTACTGCCAGACAGCCGACGAACTATATCTGGGAAAGCGGTCAATCGAGGACCGCCAGCCGGTCGAGACCAGCGTGCGGTTGTAGGTCGCCTCGACGTACTGCCGCGCCGACGCGATCAGGCTCCGCACCACGGCATCGTCATCGGGGATGTCGATGCGGCACCACAGCTTGGCCTCGTCCAGCGTGACAGGCTCGCCGGAAGGCGGCGTCGTGACTTTAAGGCCGCGTGGCACAATTTAGGCTCCCCAGCTGACAAACTTCCCTAGACCTTGTTCATCGGTCTTGTACAGCGGCGCGACTCGGGCCAAGCGCTGGCCTGCGTGGGTCTCGGGCAAGTCAGGATGTGCGACGACCAGCTCAAGCTGGCCGGACCAGACATCCCACTCGCCGTAAACGATCTCCGTTCCTGGCGGCAGGTCCAGCAATGCCGCCAGGATTTCCGGCGTAATCAGGAAGCTGGCGCGGTTAGCCATAGTTGGCCGTTTGCAGCTGAGCCCCCACCGCGATCTGCCCGGTGCCCGGGATCGAGCAACACGGGAAAAACCCGGTTTTCAACGTGTCGGTGATGGCCAGGATGTACTTGCCGGTCGCGTCGGTCAGCGACCGGATCGCCTTTTTGGCGGTCAAGGCACCGAAGTCGGTGCCGCTGGCGCCGGCGCCGACGGCGCCGCTGGCCGTGGTCGCCGTGAGGCCGATGCCGGTGGCCGCGTCGGACAGCCAGATGTCAATAGGCACGCAGGCCGCCAGGTTGTTGCCAGCCCCATCCTTGAACTGGAAGGTGACGAGAGTCTGGTTCGTCGTGCCCGCGGCGGCACTGATACTGACCTTGGCGGCCAGGGCCAGCTCGTTGGGATCGAACTCGACGCTGCCGGACATATGGAACTGCCCCGACTGATCGAAGTAGGGCAGGTTCGGATGATGGCCTTTCTCGGCGGCCATGTGCGTATCCTCCTTCTGAGGGTTAAGGGATCAGGAGGCTTACGCCGCGCACTCGGCCAAGGCCGACAGGATGACACTGGCATCGGGCGTGACCGGCTTGTTCTTGGTCCGGTACAGGATGGCGATGATCGTGTTGACGGTGGCGTTCTGCGTGGTCCGGCCCAGAACGGCGGTCACGTAGCGCAGCTGAGGCTGCACGGCATCGAGGACGACGAGCTTGTTGCTGCTGGAAGAGGCCGTGAACGTGCCCGTGGTGGCGCCGCTGATGTCGGCAGCATCGCCGCCATTGGCCTGGTTGCCGTCCTGCGCCTTCAGCGACAGCACACAGCCGTCGGTGACGGTGGCCAGGTCGGCGATGAGGCACACGGAATCATAGCCACTCATATCGAAGGTTGAGGTCGTCACCGCGGTCTGGCCCGCCGCGGCGCCGTTGCTGACCTTCACGATCTTGCAGTCCTTCAGGATGCTGTTGAGCATGATTTACCTCTTGCGCGCCGCGGGCCTCGGCCGGGTGGCGGCCTCAGCGGGTGGCGCGGTGGCCGCTTCGGGTTGAACCAATTCCGCCTGGCCGGCGCGGAGAAGGAGGCGGGCCTCCGACTCGGGCAGGTCCACCACTTCGCCAGCGTGCTGCAAGCCGTAGTAGGGGCCGCAGCGGTCGCATTTCAGGCGGATTTTCATACCAATGTCAGGGGTAATAAGGGGTAGGCGATGGTGCTTTGCCTCCCCCTTTGTCCCCCCGTCTCCTTTGCCGTTGTCCGTCAGAAAATGGCTTAAAACAAGCCATTTTCTACTAATGAACCATGTACTTGATGGGGTGCGTTCCCGCGTCGAGGAGGTTGCCGTCGGCGCGCATGAACATGACAAAGCCTTCCTGATCGCTGTCGGCATAGCGCTCGACCAGGCGACGCAGGCGGACCGAGGAAACGTCGCGGATCTTGTACTTGCGCAGCGCCCCGTAGGCGACGGTCTTCTTGCCGCTGGCGATGCTGTTGTCCATCGACTGATTGATGTAGATGGGATCGCCATCCAGCGTGTCGGGCGTGCCGTAGGCCAGCCCGGCCTGCCACAGGTAGCGGCCGAAGCCGTCCTTGAGCTGCTTGATCTTCAGGAGGATCTGGTCGTGCATCGTCCAGCCAACGCCGGGCTGGCTGCGATAAGCCGGGTCCACGCTGTGTTTGAGCGTGTACAGGTCGTCGGCGGCGATGGCCGTGGGCGAGGCGGCCGTGACGCCACTGGTGGCGGCGGTGATGTAGCCCGTTGGCTGGCTGGCGCCGGTGCCCGTGGTGAAATGATCGGCCTGGATGCGGCCGATGCGAATGCCTAACAGCTCGCCCAGCGTGGCAGCCATGTCAAAGGCACTGTCTTCGAGCAGCTCGACGGGAACCAGCACCAGTTTCGAGGTGTACTTGTAGGCCTTGAGCACCATCTGGCCGAAGGTGACGTCCTGGCTGCTGACGGTGGCGTTCTCCTGCAGGATGGCGCCCTTGTTGGAGGTGTCGTTGACGGTGGGCCAGGGCAGGTCCTGGCCGCTGGTGGTGCGCATCACGTCGGCGAACTGCCGCACCATCGCGTATTGCAAGAGGGCCACTTCGAGATTGTTGACGAAGCCCTCGGGTACGCTGTAGCCACCACCGGCGCCGACCTGGATCGACAGCGCCCGGTGCTCGGCGGCCAGCTGGCGGACGCCACGATAGTTGCGGGGCAGGTGCAAGTCGATGGCGCGGCGATTAGGGTTCAGGCCGCACTTGGCCAGGGCTTCCTGATGCTCGGTGCGCAGCTCGCGGCCGGTCTGGGCGCGCATCCAGCCTTGCAGGGCCAGGCAGCGGTCCTCCTCGGTAATGTCCGTCGCCAGCCAGCCATCGCGCTTCAGCGCCTTTTTGCGCTGTTTGGCGGCGCGTTTCTCGGCCTTGCGCGTCTGTTGGCCGTTGAAGTCGTCGCGGCCTGGTTGGCCGTCGCCGGTCCGACGGCGTTGCTCGACTTCAACGCTCTCGGCGCGCTCGGCGATCTGGATTTTGAGCGTCAAGGCATCGTAGTCCTTGTTGACCTGCTCCCAGTTGGCCCGCTCCTCGGAGGTGAAGTCGCGGTCTTCCTTGTGGATGGTGTCGCGCAGTTCCTGGATGCGCTGGGCCAGAGGCGCACGCTTTTCGCGCAGGGCCTTGGCGGTGAGAATGTCCGGCATGGATGTTTGGCCTCTGAGTACGCCGGCAGTGTCTGCTGCGGCAAATGCTGTGGTCGATCCCGCTGGCAAGATGGACCGCTGGTCGCAGCGGCGAGGTGCTTGCGTCAAAGCTACGGCAGAGGTTCCCGACATCGGCCGGGAGGCGGCTGCCGTGTCTGATCCATTGTCCGAGGGCAGCGTAGCCGCCCCGCGGGGCCGCCTGCAAATTCGCCCGCGTGAAAAATCAGAAGTCGACCACGGTGAGGTTTTGCAAGACATGGGCCGTTTCCTCGGCGGCCCGCGCTTGGCGTTCCTGGATGGCCCGGGATTCCTTGAGAACGCTTTCGATGCGCTGCTGCGCATCCTGGCCGCGATCCTGGCGGAAAGCGACGATGGCACTGTAAGCTTCCCGGCTGCCCTCCACGGCCGCCGCGGGTGCTGTCGTGGAGGTCAACTTCTGGGCCTTCTCCAGCTCCTCGAAGGCCTTGGACGTGGCCAGGGCATAATCCTCCCAGGAAAGAATGCCTGCCTGCAGCAACTCATCCAGATCGGCCAGCTTGTTCTGGAAGCGGTCCAGCGGACTTTGGATGTCCTCCCAGATCTTGGCGGCCTTGTCCCACAGCCGCACGAAATCGTCGAGGCCCTCGCCACCTTGGGGCGGCTGCGCGTTCTTGAAGAGCGTGGGCAGCTGCCGCAGCTGGTCGGCCAGGTGGCCGAAGAAGTTGGCCGCCTTTTGGGCGCTGGTGGCCCCCAGGGCCTGGGGAGTTGGATTGACGGCCGGGCTCGTGAAGATCGGCGTCAAGGTAGCGCTACCCAGCACAATCACCTTGCTGAGCCAGGGCGGCGGGTTGAAGGAGAAGAGCTTCGTCACGCGGTCGATCAGCTCGTCGATCTTGAGGATGATGGCGGCGACGCCATCGGCGATCTGCGCCAGGAACTGCGCCGCCTGATCGGCCAGGGACCGGAACAACTCGGGGAAGCCACCCACTTGCTTGGCGAGATCGTTGAGGGACTTGACCAGCACGGTCGCAATGGGCGTGACGGCCACCGCGAAGGCGTTTTTGACGCCGGCAAAGGTCTTGTCCAGCTCATCGAGGGCCTTGGCGCCCTGGCGGGCGGCCTCGACGTCGGCCTCATTGAAGACGAAGCCGCGGCGCTGGGCCTGCTCCTTGAACTTCTTGAGGCCCTCCTCGCCCTGCTTGATCAGGTGCAGGATGGGACCGACGCCCTTGCCGAAGACCGCGAACGCGGCTGAGGCCTGCAAGGCCGGATTGCGGATCGAGGCAATGGCATCGGCGGTGCGGTAGAACTGCTCGGCTACGGGCAGACTGGCCAGCTCCTCAACGTCGAGGCCCAGCCGGCCGAAGGCGGCCTGGGCTTCCTTCGAGCCGGTGCGGGCACGGCCCAGCGTCACGGTCATGCGGAAGAGGGCCTTATTCATTTCCTCGCCGTGGCTGCCGGCGGCGAACATCAGCACCGACAGATCGGAGACGGAAATGCCCAAGGCCTTGGCCTGATTGCCCAGCTCTTTCATGCCGGCCCACGTCTTGCGCAGGAAGGTCAGCAGGCCGAAGCCACCATCGACAATGCCGCCGAGGGTGCCAGCCACGAACGCCAGCGGTGCCCCTAGAAAAGGAATGGCACTGAGGCCATCGGTGATGGTCTTGGTGAGCGAGCCGAACAGCTCGCGCGTCGTTTGGACCAGGCCCTTGTCGAGGGCGCCGCCAACGAAGCCGGCGAAATTGGTCAATTTCTTCTGGGCTGTGGCCAGGCCACTCACCAGGCCCTGGGCGTTGGCACTGAGCATAACAGCCATGTTCGCAATCGTGGCCATGATCTCTACCACCGGATGGTACAGTCCGCCGTCTTTAACCGTGCTGAGCCGTGCTTGGCCGTGCTTGGCCGTGCTTAGAGGCCCAGCCGCACACACCGCGCCCGTACCTCAGCCTGCGCTAGCGTCGCACGCTTGCGCTGCTCGGCTCGCCAAGCCTCGAAAGCCTTCCTGGCTTCGACATCGGAGCCAACGACCGAGCGCAGGCCAGCTGTCGTGGCCGGGTAAGCGGGGAAGACCACGGGGCCCACATCATACAGCTCACTGATGGAATGGATCTCGCGGATGGACAGCTTGCCCTGCGCAATCCAGCGTTGGCCCTCGCGGTTGACGCGGAAGCTGAAGGAACTGCCCCGCAGGTCGCCGCGCTTGATGCTCTCCAGGACATTCGCAGCCATTGGGCAGTCCGGCATCTGGATCGCATAGGCCAGACCGGCGTCGGTCTTTTCCAGACTCAGCGTGCCGGCCAAGGTCCGGCCCAGCAGCATGTTGGGATCGTGGTTGAAAAGCGCGGCACAATCGACGCCCTGGCGTAACACAGCATCAAAGGCCGTCGGCAGGATGCGCTCCACCGCCTTGTCATCCTCGTAATCCCAGAGAGTGTATTCGGTCCCCGGATCAGCAGCGTTGTAGAAGACGCTGGCCAGACCAACAGCGTAAGGGTAATCCGTGCCCACGCGCTGTTCGAGGCGCACCGGGTGAGAGGCGAGGCTGATGATGCGGCGTTCCATAATCAATCCGCCTTGTAGTAGTAAACTTGGACCCGTGACATACCTAGCAGCTGCCGGGCCATGAGCCGATGATGACCGTCGTAGATATATTTCTCGCCGTCCTTTTCCACGACCCAGGGACAATCCGTGGGCAGTTCCCCCAGCAATTCCTTGTCGTCGCCATCGGGGTCGGGGTCCTGATCGGGATCTTCGATGAAGGCTCTCACACGCTTACGAATTACCAGCGCCCGCGTGGCAATCAGCTTGCGGAGCTTGACGGGCTTCTCCTGATAGTCCTGGGCCATCGCCTCAGGTGTAACGCCCCAGGACTGCCAATCGATGTCGTCGGTCACGGGCATCGTCACGGCGACACGGCCTTCGTCATCGGCATCGGGCAGACGGTCAAGAATGTCGCAGGCTTGCTCGACGGTACGGCTGGCCTTGTTGGGTTTGGCCCGCGCCGCATACACCCAGGCGGTCAGTGTCTGAGGCTGCTCGACCTCCAGACGCTGACACAGGGAAGCTACATTCGCTTCCAGCGTCGCGGGGGTACTCTCGCCGGCGATCCGTAGTAATTCGGTGCGGAAGCCGTCCACCAACTCCCTGGCCAGCTGGCGTTCGTCTACTACCGCGCCGCCCGTCAGCCGAGCTGCCGCCAGGGCCGGCTGCGTCGCCTCGGCAATAACCGCACCGTGCTCTTGCGCCAGAGCGTCGAGGCTGGCCAGGAACGACGCTGGTTTTTTCGCCGCTCGCCGAGCGGCAGCGCCCAGCCGGCGCGCCATGCGGCCCAAGGCGTCGGCCAGCACGGCCTGCTGCGCCTCCAGTAGACCTGCCGGCAGAGACTTGGATTCCTCGGAGTTGTCCTCCTCATCCGTACTCGGGTCTTCACTGCCGTTGTTCATGTTCAGCGGCGTGAGGTAATCGTCGCCGCCCTCGCGCGGGTTATAGCCTTCCTCGTCGCGGACCTCGTTGGGGCTGAGGATGCCATTGCTGACCATCGCCACATAGTAGGCCGTACGAGCGCTGAGATTGGCCCGCAGTAGCTGCCGCAGCTTGAAGGCGAAGAAGTGGGTCAGGCCAGCCTTTTCTTCCTCGGTTAACAGCTTCCGCCAGGCCTCGCTGCACCATTGCGGCAGCCAGAAGCCCAGGCCCCCGCCATCATCGACATACGCTTCGTTCTCCTGCTCCAGCGAGTTGTAGCTGGTGCGGCTGGAGTCGCCGACCTTGTGCGGCGGCACACCGAAGAAATTGCAGACCTCGATGCGGTTGAACCCCCGTAATTCCAGCAACTGACTGTCGCGGGCGTTATGCATCAGCGGTACGAGGTCCATCCCCTCTTCGAGGACGGCGGTGCGGTGAGCGTTCTCTAACCCACTGTGCATCCGCTCCCAGCTCTCACGCAGGTTGGTTTTGGCCTCGGGCTTGAGCTTGCCGGGATGCTTGAGGATGACGTTGGGGCGAGCGTTGTTGCGGAAAAAGATTGAGCCGAAATTCTGGGCGGCTAAGCCCAGGCCCAGCGTCTCACGCATCTTGGCCACGGCCGAATAGCCCACCAGGCCATCGAAGCTGAGACCCTTGAGGTGGAAGACATCCTCGGCGGCCAGCCGTCTGGGCTCACGGCCCACTTCGGTGACGTACCACAGCTTGGTGTTGGCGCGCACCGGGTAGGTCTTCATCGGCGACAAGGGCCACAGTTCGAGGGGCCGGCCGGCGCCGTCGCGCTGGATGTAGGCGTAACCATTGCCCTCGGTCAGCGCATGGACCGACAGGACGCGCTTGAAGTCGAGCGCGGAGACGTCGGGACAGGCTTCGTACATCAGCAGGCGATAGGCGGGATGGGCCTCGGCCTCGGCCTTGCCCTTGCCCTGGCGCTCGTAGACGCACAGCGGGAGCTTGGCCACATCGCCACTGATCAGCGCTACGCAGCGCCAGTAGGCATCGTAAGTAAGAGCCGTCTCACGGTTGACGTTAACGCCGCTGGAAGCACGAAACGATCCCAGCGAGTCGAACAGCCAGTCGTCTGGAGCACTCAGCGGGGTTGAGGGGTTTTCCAGCGAGCGCGAAAACAGCGTGGTGAGCAGGCCCATGTGCGCTGATCCAGGGTTGCGGGTGAGAAATCGCCCGGCAAGCCCTGATTGCACCTTCTGACAGCCTCCCATTGCCAATTAATCGGGGCGGCGTGGTCCCCGCGCAACGATCCTGGCTCCCCATAGTCCGAACAGCGCCAGCACCAGGCCGACAAGGACCAGGGCCAGAGGTGGGTAAATCCACCACAGGCCGGCGGCGAAGAGTAGCAGGCCCGCGCCAGTCACTAGGTCCCAAGCGTAGTTACTCATGCGCACAAGTCCTCATCGCAGGGCAGCATTTCGACAGCCTGCTGGCCGTAGACCGAACAACGGCCACACAGCAAGCGGCCATCGGCGGCCAGAAAGGGCTGCGGATGCTCGCAGTCGTTGGGGCAGTGAGCATGGCTGCAATGGTGGGACTCATACCAGAGCGCTTCGCCCGCGTGCGGATCAACAGTCATTTCTGGGCCCTCTGGCTGAGCAGCTCGGCCTGGATAGCGACACGATCGGCCAATCCTGTCACTTGCTTACGAAGCCCGCGGACCTCGGCAATAAGTTCAGGCACGGCCTGACGAGCCGCGGCAGCGAAAGCAGCATTTTCATCGTTGGGGAACTGCAACTGCTTACCTATCCACGAACCAAAACGCGCGATGGTCTCGCCATTGGGACGTCCCCCAGGGACTTTGCCGGCAAGATATTCGCCACTTGATGACCAGGGCCCTGGCGTCGCAGCGTTGGCCAGTTGTTCCAGGCGCTCCAATTCTTCCTCGGTCATAGCGCGTCAATCCCTCGCGTTTCGTAGACACTTTCGCCCTCGCCAGCGAGCGCTCCTTGCAGGGCCATGATGGTGCTGCAAACCCCATCAATGTGGTCCGAGGACTTCTCCTTGTCCGGCCGCACGTTCCCCGAGGGATCCTTCCGTGCCGAGGTGTGCGCCACCATCCAGCGCATACAAGGGTTGCCGTCGTGTTTGAGCTTCCCTGACGTTACCAGTCGTTCCAGCTCGCGCATGGGAGCGTTGTAGTTCTTGATCGTCTGGCCAAACTCGACGAGCTGGACGCCCTCGGCCTGCAAACGGTTGGCAACCTGCGTCGCGTTCCAGGGATCGAAGTAGACCGTCTCGACGCCGAAGCGCGCGCAGTCCTCCCGAATCACGCCCTCGATCACATCGTAATCCGCGACGTTGCCCTCGGTCGCCTGGATGTAGCCGGCGTCCATCCACGGTTTCAGCAGCGTGCGATTCTCCTTCTGCCGGCGACTGTCCGCCTCGGCCGGGGCGAAGAAGCGTGGCAGCACCGCATACTCGCCGTCGCCCAGGTCGAAGACGATGACCCAGGCCGTGAGGTCCATCTTGCTGGCCAGATCGAAGGCGCCCCAGCAGCGCTTGCCCTCCAGCACGGCCGGGTCGAGGTCCACCGCACAGGCATCCCATAGCTCCAAGGGCAGCCAGGCATAGACCGCATCTTGCCAGAGGTTCAGCCGCAGCTGCTTGAAATTGCCCTGGTCGGCTGGTGAGCCGTTCTTGGCCTCCAGGAAGTCGCTCTGGAAGCCGTCCAGCGGGATGGTGACGCCGAGCGAGGGATTGGCCTTGTGCCATTGCTCGGGCTGGTCCCAGCGGGCCGGGTCCTCACACTCGTAGACGACGGCCAGCGTCTCGGGGTCCTCGATCTCGCCCTTGAGCAAGCGCTTGGCGTAGACGTAGCGGTCGTAGCCGAGGCTCGTCTTGTCGTTGCCAGCCGTGCTGATCTCGAACTGGATCGGTTGGCGGCGGGCGGCACCGGCGTAGCGCAGCGTGTCGTACAACTCGCGGTTGACGACGTGCAGCTCGTCGATGATGGCCGTGTGCGAGTTGATACCGTGGGCACTGCGGCGGCTGTCCTTGCTGAGGACCTGGTAGATGCTGTTGGCCTCCTGGAAGGTAACGCGGCGGATGGTCCGGTTGACATCAAGCCGTTTGGCCATCGCTGGCGACTGCTTCACCATCGCGGCCACTTCATCGAAGATGATCGAGGCCTGATTGCGGTCGGCGGCCGCGCCGTAGATTTCCGCGCCGGCCTCGCCGTCGGCCATCAGGGCGTAGAGGATGAGAGCGGCGGCCAGCGTGGACTTGCCGTTTTTCTTCGGCACCCACACCGAGGCCCGGCGGAAGCGGCGCACGCCGCTTCGCCGCTTCCAGCCGTACAGTGGACCGACAACATTCCGCCATTGCCAGTCGAGCAACTCCAGCGGCTTGCCGGCGAAGTCGCCCTTGCTCTGGCGGACGAGCTTCGCCAGGAAGCGGCGGACGCGATCGGCGGCGTCGAGGTCGAAGTAGCAGCCAGCCTCGGCCGCCCTCTCGTCGGCCGGAGACGCGATCCACTGGCGGGTTGCGGATGAGATGCTCACTCAGCTGCTCTTGGACAGGAACTCGGCTAGCTCATCTTCCTCCTGGCCGCCGACGTGTAGCTTGCTGCGCGAGCTGGGGTCCATCCCGAACAGAGCCATGAAAGACCGCATGGCCTGAAGCGCGGCCTGTTGCTGAGCGACGGCCGGATGGGACGCACTTGCACCGCTGGGCTTCTCGATGATGGTTCCTTCCTTCTTCAAAACTTCGGCCGCTCGGCGGAAGTCGGCCCAGGCCGTGCAGTAGGCGGCCAGGGCGTCGCCATCGAGCGCCGTCAGCAACCCGAGCCGGGCCAGCTCGGGCGCCAGCTGTTTCCACTTCCGCTTGGCCTCAGCGTCGAGCCATACCGGGCACCTGGGAACGGCGCTCGAGGGTTTCGGCTCGCGGGTGTTGAGGGGGCGCTTGCCGGGATTCCCGGAAAGGATCTTCAAACGGGTCGGCTTGGGTGGGCGTCCCCTCGGCATGGTTCTGGTTCCCTAGCTGCGCTTGCTGGTGGACTTGCCGGCCGTCTTGGGAGCGGCCTTGCCACCGCTCTTGTTGCCGGTCTTGGGCGCACTGGTCTTGCTCGTCCCTCGTTTCTCGGTCTTGGCCATCTTTCCATCCTCTTGAGGATACCGCGGGCGAAACTTTCCACCATTGTAGGAGGGTTTCGCGCCGCCGCAGGTTCCCCGGGCCAAGATCGTCATCGTCGCTGGCCAATTTCTTCCCGAATTTCGCGCAAAAAAACGCGTGACTGCGGATCGGTC